CCCACTGCTTCGCCTCCGGAGTCAGCACACGGCGCGTCCTGCGTCCTGTCCTCGCGTTTTTATATTGGTGGTTGACGCTCGGTAGTGTGCCGGGGATGATAAGGCGATTCATTCCCTTTCCCTCCGCTTCGTTTTAACTTCCTGTTCTGCAGCTACCTGTTCCCAAACCAAAGCAAATTGTTCTTGCATATAAGCCCGTATCTTCTCGTTATCCGCGGTATGCGTTGCCTGCATGTCCGTAAACATCCTCCGGGCCATATTATCTAAATCCCGGAGCCTTTCTTTGATGAGCCACTCGAAGCTTTCCCATACTTCTTCTAAGCTTGGTGGATAGTAGCGGTTCATCGTTTCACTTCTCTCTCGGCCGCGGAAGCGGGACCCGCTCCAACTTGTGACCCCTTCCGCTCCTCCCGCTGTATGATCCGTTCCCAATCCTCGTCCGGTAGGGATTTCAATACGTCGAAGAAGCCTTCTTTCTTCATCATGTATACCTGATTAGCGATGGTGTTTTCTGTTCTTCCAAGCGCCATGCTCATTGACTTATTTCCGTCTATTTGGACGTACTTGCACATATAAACCAGTTCCGATAGTGTGAAAGGCTCTTCATGTGCAAAGTGGAATTCAGGATGATATTGCATGCGCCCGTTAAGACTGAATTTGATTCCCTCGATCGTTTCCTCGGGTGTTGCTTGCCTGTTTAGTCCTCTCATTTTTCCCGCTCCTTCGTAGAAGCTGCAGACGATACTTAGCCGCCCAGTTCCGGCCCTCTCGAGTGTGATCTATCCACCAATGGCACGTTCCGGTGCTTTGCTGCGGTCCGCAAAGTTTGGCAAGCTCATTGGCTGTTGTCTCCTCCTGTCTCCATCTCCGGCGAAGGTGTGCTCGCTCCAGATTCATCTTCTTCCCGGTAGGGTCATAGTTACCCGGCATCCATCCGCACCGCTCACAGGCTCCCTGTGACCGTCTGTCGACTTCCGCCGCTACCTTCGGGGTTATAGCCCCTCTTTGCTTCGCTGTCTTGCTCTTGCGCTCGTAGGAGCGCTTAGGAACGGCTTGCGATGGGTGGTCATCGAAGTATCCCATATCCGTATGCCTCCCGCTTCCGTTCTTCAAGCATCTGCCTGTACTCCCATTCGATGTCTTCTCGAATGAGTCGACAAAGCTCTTCGGGCTCGATGTCAAAATCTTCTGAATCCATTAGTTCCTCCGATCCCGGCGCCGATCTCTACCGATCAGTTCAATCAGGATGGATTGGCCTAGAATGCGGCTAGAGATTGCCGGTCCGTTCTTGGAAAAGGTTTGATGAATGCGGTTCGGTGCAAAATTGCTGTTGATGATAGTTACCTTGCCCGGCTCCATGCGCTGATTGAGCAGGTGGAATATCTTGTCCTCGGTCCATTCAGTGGACTTGGATTTGAACAGATCGTCGATCATGAGAATTGGAACGTTGTAGTACCTGAAGAGGACGTCAGATTCGGATTCTGCAGAATCTCGGCTGTACGTCGCCTTGATCTCTTCGAAGAGTTTGTCCTCAGTGACATAGATCGCCTGCTTCTGCATTCGGGTTAGTTCGTTCCCCATGCAATTTGTGAGATACGTTTTCCCGGTTCCGTAGGCGCTGACCTGGCGTTTCTCTGCCCGGGCCGGATCGCCGAAGATGTAAACGATCGTTCCGTTCTTCAGATGCTCGTCAATTGTCTCGACAATACGTTTCCCTTGCTCGTACTGCTGCCGGTTCTCTTCGTCCAGGATGGCAGTCTCGAAGAATCGCTCGCGCTCGTTCGGCTTCATGCCGGCGCTCGCGTTGTACTTCTCGAAAATTCGCTTCTTCTGGCATTTGCAGAGCGGCGGCAGCTTGGTGACCGGATCAACAAGTATGACCTGTTCGAGAATCTTCTTGCCGTTGTATTCTCGTCCGGTATCTATCCAAACCAGTTCATTAATTGTCCCGGTGTCATTGCAGACCGGACACTCCGGTCCCGGTAATGAGGCCGTCAAGTTCGTCGTCTGAGACCGATAGAGCTCCGCCCGCTCCCTTATCTCTATGATTAGCCGTGCCGGGTCCGTTCCCGCGGCGAGCGCCTTCTTGAATTCGATTATGTCCACCTCCTACCGTTACAAGGTTGAATTGCTTCGCTTCGGAGCGGGACCGGATTCCTTCTCGCTCCCACCGCTCGTTTATGGATTGCATATGCCGGAGGCTGGGCTTATTACCTGACTCCCCGGATTCCATGATTAACTCGATCGCATATTGCTCCCCGTACTTCTCCATGAGGGGAAGTAAAAATTTGATAAAGAGTCCCGATGGGGTCCCGCCTCCGAAGACGGTTGCATATGCTTCGGTCATCGATTGAGGTCCGTCCTGTGTTGTAGTAGTTGTTGTAGTAAGATCTTTAAAAGAACTAAGATCTTTAAATAATGCTGAACCTTTTACCTCATGGTTTACCGCATGTTTTACCTCACGTTTTACCTCAAGGTTTACCTCAGAAATTGCGGTAATCTCTGAGGTAAAGGGAATCATCCGGTATTTTCCGGCCTTCTGCTTTCCCTGGCTGCGGTAATCAATGCGGCCGCGTTGCTGAAGGATATTCCGATGCTTGATCAAGGTATTTTCCGATACGCCGACTTTAGCCTGTAGAAGGGAATTGGCTACTGTAAACCACTCCGGGCATCTGCTCTTATTTGCGATGATCATGAGATGCAACCACAAAGCTTGTGCCGATGAGTCCAGTGTGTTTGTTTCGAGCCAATCGGAGAAGGCGCTTAGTTCCTTGTTGAAGTCTAGTGCAATCACGCTCACCCCCCTTGTGCTGGATTCTCTGCGAGCATGGTCTTGAGAGTGTATTTCAAGCTATTGATGACTTCTTTGTTCGACTCTACGGCATTGCACCAACGAACCTTTTCAGCCTCTGCATCCGCCTCTTGCAGACGGAGTTCAGAAACAGCAAGCTCGGCATGCAGAAGCTTGTCCTTGCTGGCGGCGATTGCCGCTTCCGCATATACACGCTTCCTCTCAGCGTAGATTCGCTTATAGTCCCGAACGGCGTCTGCTGCCATTCTTCCGAGTTCTACCTGAACCAGTGACAAATACTCGAGCTTCTGAGCTAAACCGTAAGGAAGGGTAACGTCGCAGTTTTCAGCGTGATGATAGTAGATCGCCAACTGCGAGGGCTGCTTATCAAGATCGGCCACCTATTTACCCTCCCGCTCCAGTGTGGTACAATTGCCGTAACTTGTTTTTGTTCGTGGGCCCCTCTCAGCTCTCACCCTGAGAAGGGGCTTTTTTCATGCCACGTCGCCGCGGCATCGGTGTCCAATCGGTAACAAGCGGTTACTTCGGTTGATCTCGGGCTTGGATTGCTCAGAAACCCTTGTATCCATTGGTACATAAAATTCTTCAGGGTCGTTGAACCATCCACAACCACAGATTTTGCGAACCGTAATCATACCTTCACCTCCTTTCAGGATGCCTCCGCTTTGAGTAGCAGCCGGAACGTCTCCCGCCCCTTCGGCGTGACGAGAGTCTGCACGTCTGCCTTTTCGTTCCTTTCCCATTCCTTCAAGTTGAATAGATCCGGTACGAATTGAGCGTAGGGCTTCAACTTTCCTTTAACGTCCCGATAGATATACCGCTTGTTAATGAGCCAAGCGATAAACGACCTCTCCCCGATCTGCAGTTCCTTTGCGGTGTCCCGGAAGTTCGTCAGTAGGTTTCGATCAACCAAGGCGTCGAAGTAATCGGCTTTTGGTGCCATGATAATGTTCTGCCTTTCGAGTTGCTCGTTCTTCTCGGCCAGATCGGCAGCAAGCCGGAGTGCTTCGGGAAGCGATCGAGGTATACTCGGCATCAAAACCTGTTCGCGAAGCCGATTGAATTCCGAAATGTACATTTCCTTGAAACGTGCCGCCTCGGCACCGGTGAACCCCATAACCAAAAATGAGAACCCGTCTTGGGTGATGAGGAACTTCGTGTACGTCTGTTTGTTCTGCTCATGGATGTAAGGGGTCTCCGTAAAATTGCGGAGACGGAAATCCTCGCTGCATTCCAGATTCCGAATCGCCCTGAGCACATCGTCGTGCCGTTTGCCAAACGTCTCGGCTACCGTCAGGCTGTCCGTTACTGGGCGATTGTTCTCGATAAAGACCAGTTTGTTCACTGCTCTCCCCCCCCTAGATAATCCCGTCTTCCACCCGCAGCCCGTCTGCGATCTCAGCGATGAATTGACCGTTAGTCGGCTTCCTGCCAAACGTCGCATTAATCAGTCCATTGCTCGTAAACGTCGCCATATCAATTGCATGCCGGATGCACCGTTCGACTTTCGAAGGAGTTGAATCGTGCGTCTCAGCTATCGTCGGGTAAAGCCGATGAGTTATTTCTTGAACGATTCCGAAGTCGTTATATGCCAGCAGGACAGCTTTTCGAATGAACGTATATCCGCTTAGGTTCTTCTGGATTCCGAACCGTTCCAGCTCGTTGACGACTCGCTTGATTAGGTTTGTGTCGTTTTCCATGTTTCTGATTTCCTCCTTTGCAGGGTTTACGTCTCCTCCTGTCGAATAATGGATTAATTCAAAAGCAGTAACAGAAAGGAGAATACGATTGGAATACTCCGATGATATGAAAAAATCAATAATGCAGATTTCAGAAAACATGGCTGCAGTGACAAGGCAGTTTGTTCAGATTGCTCAATCCATAACGCAAAGTATGGTTCCTGTTATAAATGTGAGCCAATTAATAGGGAGCCAAATTGCAAGTATAGTGAACATGATGAATACCTATGCGGTCGAGATGAACAAGCATATTCAAGAACAACTTCGGACAGTCATTCAAGCTATATCTCAATTTCACAATCTAGAATTGAAGGTAGTAGTGCCTAATGAACTTGCCAAAACATGGAGTGTACTCCCTCAAAAGGTTGAAGAGATTCTCCCAGCCCAAGTTGAACACGCAGATACAACGCCAATCGTTTCAACTGAATGTATAGAAGCGGATTCTAGTGAATCAGAAGTCAAGTTTACTTGGCGTGATATACTTTCAATCCTCGGAGTACTTCTTGCTTTGCTTTCTTACTTAAATGACCTTTCGAGTAAAGACGATCGACCTGAAATCATAGAGATTCACCAAGATGTTAAAAACGGAGTAGAACAAACGATTACTTACGTGATAAACAACTACAACATCATCATTGAAGATGATCGGCCAAACTCTTTAGACGATCAGTAAGTTCTCGTGCGCCTTTGTTAATTTCCGAAAGGTCTCTCACGTTTAATTCCCATTGCTCAATCGTGCGCTCGTAACGCTGATTGAGCTTTTGTTTTTCGTGGTTCACATAGATCGAATACAGAGTCGATAGGGCCAGCACCAAGGCCATAACTGCATAAACAATTCTTAACGGTTTTCCCAATCCTCGTTCCCTCCTTTCATCGATTCATCTCCCCTCTTAGCCATAACCATTACAGAGGTGATGAACATTCCGAATATTGCCCCAACCGGTGCGCCGATCAGAAAGCCGATAAGGATCGGGTTCATATCATTCGCCTGCCAGATACGGGACCCATGTGCCGGCATCTACCTTCGCGACGAATTCTTTGAAGGTCAGTTTGTACCGGACCAGTACGTTAAAGTGCAAGTGGTAAGTACGCAGCTTGTCCAGCCGTTGAGTTTCCGGGTCCACTACTGCTTGGAGTCGTTCCATTGTGGTTTGGCTCCTTTCATTGGGCTTGTTTGATATCAGTTTGCTTACGGTTAGCAAGCCAACGTTCAAAGTCCGATCGATCTACCCTTCGAGACTTACCGACCGAAAAATTCGGAATACCACCGTTTGCCGGTTTAAGTTGAAATAGTTCATAGACGCGCTTGCGGCTTATCCGGAGATAGTCGGCAATATCCTGTGCTGTTAGAATTTCCGGCATCGTTTGTTCCTCCTCTCTACCGCCCGACGTGTGTCAGGCGGTGTTCTTCTTCCGCATCAATTCGCTAAAAGTGGATTCTTTTCCGAAAAAAATAAATCGATGCTCGACTCCGTAAACGCGCTCAATCTTCTGGATGTAGTCGAAACCGATTTTGGATGAATCTCTTTCCCACGAACGAAGCGTACCCTCTGCAATGCCGATCAGTGCCGCAGCTTCCTGCTGTGATAGGCCAAGCTTCACTCTAACGGACCGGAGCGTATCGTAGCGATCGATCGGAAGCTCTGCAACGAACATTGTCTTGTGTCACCTCCCGTCGGCTGGTGTAACCCCATATTAATTCGCTAAAAGAGGATTGTCAATGTGTAATCCACTTTTTGCGGAGATTATTTTTATAAACATGTTTACAGTTCCACTAAAAACGATATAATAGCATCTAGGAGGGAATTAAAAATGACGGATTCCGATGTTAAAGTTATTTTTTCGGCTAACTTTAAACGCCTTAGACTTGAAAATAATATGGAGCAGAAGGATGTGGCAGACGCACTTGGCGTATCCAGTTCAATCGTGTCGGATTGGGAGAAAGGAAATAAAATGCCTCGTGCAGGAGCTCTTCAGAAGATCTCTGTCCTATTTAACGTTCCACAGCATGAGCTGTTGATTGAAAGAGGCGTTCCATATTCCACATTTAAAGAAATGATCAATCTTCCGATCGTAGGCAGGATCAGCTGTGGCAATGGAGCAATCGCATACGAGGAAATTGAAGGTTACGAATCAACACCGAAGGAGTGGCTACACGGAGGCGATCACTTCTACTTGAGAGCGAAGGGAGACAGCATGACGGGAGCAAGAATTTTTGAAGGTGATTTGCTACTGATCCGAAAACAGGATGAAGTAGAGAACGGAGAGATAGCAGCTGTACTGATCGACGAAGAGGCGTATCTAAAGAGGGTTTATAGAAATGGAGAGACATTAATTCTTCAGTCCGAAAACCCGAACTACCCGCCGATATTTTGCCCACCGGCTGACGTGAAGATCATCGGAAGGTTAAAGAAAATCGTTGTGGAGGTGTGAGCTATGGCATCATTTCGCAAACGTGGTGATACATGGGAATACCGAATTAGGTATCCCGATAGAATTTCAGGGAAATATAAGGAGAAGACGAAGAGTGGATTCCGCACCAAAAAAGAAGCGCAACTTGCCGCGGCCGATGAAGAGTTGAAGATCAACCAATTCGGATTTGCGGAAAATGGGGATGAATCGATCAACAAATACTTTGAATCTTGGTTAGAGGTCTTTAAACGTCCAAATGTTAAGCCGATTACATACACTCTCCAGGAGCGCAACGTCAGGTTGAATATATTACCAAGATGGGGAAAATATCGGCTTAAGGATCTATCCAGAACAGAATATCAGAAATGGATCAATGAATTGCGTGAAAAATATAGTGAAGGAACTGTACGCCGCATACATAGCATTTTTAGCAGCGCAATAAACGATGCCATCCACGAGTTTCAAATCCTCCGTGAAAATCCGATCAAGCGCATCAAAGTTCCGAAGCAAGTCGACAAGGCTGAATCTATTCAATGTTTTACAGTCAGCCAACTCAACAAATTCCTAAACGCGCTTACCTTTCCACAGAAAAACGCCAAATATCAGCATTCACGACAATACTATGCGCTCTTTACCCTTATCGCCAGAACTGGGATTCGGATCGGCGAAGCTCTGGCGCTTCGCTGGGATGATCTCGACGGCGACCGGATCACGATCAATAAGACGCTCGTCTATCCGCTTAACTCGCAACCTTACATATCAACTCCTAAGACAAAGACAAGCGGTCGCACAATAAAGTTGGACGAGCATACCGTCAAGGTGTTGAAAAAGCATAAGGTTAACCAAAAAGAGGTAGTTCTCCGCTATGAAAATTACCAAGCATCGAAAGATGGTCTGATGTTTCATCAGCATGACGGCCGATGGCTTAGGACAAACGTCGTTCGTGACTATTTCAAAGAGGTATGTAAGCGTGAGGATCTTCCTGTTCTCTCACCACATGCATTGCGACACTCTCACGCTGTTCATCTTCTTGAAGCTGGCGCAAATATAAAATACGTGTCCGAGCGACTAGGACACGCAAGCATCAAAGTCACAGCGGACACGTATCTGCACGTTACACGTAAGATCGAAGACGATGCACTCGACCTGTACTCAAAGTACGTTTAGTCCGTGGGCAAATTGTGGGCAAGAACAATTTCGGAAACCGGCATATCCCATAGAATAAGGGTTTATCCTATGCTTCCTTCCATCTCGAACTTAATTATTTTTTCTATTGTAACATATGCGAACTTATGTGTCGTATGTCTGGTATGCCGCATAAGAACAAGGGTTTTCGGCGTTATTCTATTGTAATATATTTAACATCAATCTGTGCATTTCCTAAATGTCCGTGGGCGAATTGTGGGCAAATGTGGGCACGGATCGGCGTAAAATCTGATTACCGTGCCCATGACTTTTTCTGCTATCGCTTCATTATAAGTATGTAGCCGATAACCTGGAACGCAAACGACAATCTGCCCAGTAGTCGCAACAGCGTTCAGATCCACGACTAGCATATCTCCCTCTAGTATGCGACCAATTGCATTCAATGCCGCCATTACAACCTGCATGATTTTACACTCCTTTGATGATATAATGTTCCTGCATATTACAGAAAAGGAGATATAGGTTTGGCATACTCCCGAGGGAGATGCCTACTTCAAGACTGGCTCGATCGTCGAGAACTTACACAGACCGAATTTGCAATTCGTTCCGGATGGTCCAAGAGGATGGTCTCACACTTCTGTAACCGCACTCGCATGATGAGCGTTGAGGCCATGTACACCGCTTCTTTAATTCTTGGATGTACAATGGAAGAGTTGTACGAATGGGTGCCAGATTGAGTGGGCAGTTGCGGATTTACCGCTCTCCCTTGGGTCGTTGGGAACGCCGGCGTTCCAATCAAATTGTAAGCCCAATATTTGGTCGAATGCTGTCGTATCTCGCCGAAATAATAGTCCAAAAGGGCTTGTAATAAATTCCCTGTAATTTCTGACAATTATAGTTGTCTAATTAAACCCAGTTCCATGAAGTCCGAAAGCTCTTTGCAGACGAAACAACTATCCTTCCCTCGCCAGACCTCCACCCTCGCACCGCGGCCGAAACCATCCATGAACCGTCTGAACGCATCCAAGAAAACCGGAGTCACAAGGACGTTCTGCTCGTCATGGATCACAACAAAGATATCCCTCATGACCTACCCCTTAAGCGGTGTTAGCGCGTCTTGAATGTATTTGCCTAACTTCAAACTGATCTCAGCCCTTGCGACATCTCGAGTCACAAAAAAGTTGCCATCGTACCCCCGGCAATTATAGTTGATGTAAATTGCAAAATCTGTGCTGTCTCCTGTCCATGTCTTGATTTTTCTGGATGACAGTTCCCTTCGCACAACTGCAAATTCCTTGTGAACTTTATCGATCACGAGATCAAGAGCCCCAAGATAAAGGGTTTTGAATGTGTTTGATGACCATTCTTGTTTTTGGTGCTCATTGTCCAACATGGTCATGATCGCCGGCAGCAGGATACATTCGCGTATCATGTACATTTCATCTTCTGTGGGATGGCCGGTCTTTGGCACCAATGGTTTACTCATGACACCCTCCTTGCAGGCATGACAGCGAGGATACGGTCGAGGCAGAGCGTCCGGAACGCCTGCTTGTCACAATCAAAAACGCGAGCGCTGCCGCCGCTCACTGAGTGGACGGTAACGACCCTTTGGGATATTTCCCCTTTACCATCTTGGTAAATGACCTCTACACGACGACCGATGTACTTCTCGATGGACATCCTGTTCGCCTCCAGATAAGAACGTTTGTTCTAGTATTATAATGCGAACGTTTATTCCCATCAAGTGACGATAAGGAGCAAAAAAATATCGATCTTGATACAAAATAGATGTTTACTTTGTAATAAAATAGATGTATTATAAAGTTAACAAAAGTACGAGGGAGCGATTAAGATGAACGTCATGAAGAGAGCTTGGGAGATTGCAAAAGAAGCGGCTGCCAAATTCGGTGGTAACTCGAAAGAATATTTCGCTGAAGCTCTCCGCATGGCGTGGGCATCGAAGACGGCTCCTACTCCTCACTTCGGCTTCAACGAAATCGCTAAGCAAAACGGCGGCATCATGTTTACGACCGAACAAAATGAAAGCCTGAAGGTATCGTTTATTTGGCAAGAAAAGAACGGCATCACTGGCAAGATGGTGACGAAACGAAAGGAGATCGCTCACCGAAACGTGGTTAACAACACAACCAAGCAAAAAGCTCGCTACTATGCCGTTTATGACCTTAACTGCCAACTTGAGTTTGCAACTTCCGAAAAGGTTGAAGTCTTGACGATCGAGCGCGGAAAACTTGCCTGGAACTAACGCGGCGGCCCCAAGGAGGCGGCGTGGAAGGATGATTGATATGTTCACGATTGATTACGGTACGGGTGTTGTACATACGGTTGAAGGTGACCTGAACGACGCTAAGGCTACGGCACTTGAAGGCATGGCTTACACGCAAAAAGACGTCAGGATCCTTGATGATAACGGAGCTGAGGTCCTGATCTCCCACTGGTACGGCGTCGAACCGAGCGAAGACGACGAAGTTCTAACTCAAATTGGTTCCTACGGCTTCTATGCGGAGTGGCAGGAGGGAAACTGATCCCGCCCCTTGCAGGCGTTGCAGAAGCCGCCGAGCTGCTCGGTTGGACGAAGCAACGGATTATTACATATCTGGGTCGAGGCGTATTCCCTGCCCCGATCCAACGACTTGCAAGCGGGCCTATCTGGACAAGAAAACAGATTATTGACTACCGAGATACGAGGAATCGCGGATGATCCAGCAACGTGAATGCCGAGAGTGCGGCCGTTAATTTTCGGGCGGCCCTCGGGCGTATTATTGCCCCGATTGCCGAGCTGAATATTTCCAAAATAGATATAAACAAAAATAGCCCGAGAGCCGAAGCCCCCGGGCTGATTAATTTATCCTCTTTCCAATAGCTTGGCTACAACGGCCGCCAGCTCCTCACGGGTGACAGGTTGACCAAACCCGAAAGTGTCCGCCGACTTGCCTGCCATGATCCCGGCCGCTTTTGCTGCAAGGATTGCGTCTTCTGCCCAATTCCCCGCCGGCACATCTTTAAACCCCGTCTTGCTCGGTTTCGACTCTGCCATATCCGTTTCATCCTCCTTATTGAATAACGCCACTTCGGCCGCCCTACGCCTCACCAGACCGGCTAAGACTTGACCGCTGCCCTTGTTATACTTAGGAATACTCGCGGCGATTTCCGCCGCTGTCCGGCCCGTGCAAAGCGTCTTGAGGTTTCCGGCCCCACAGTTGTAGCAAAAGCTAACCAACGCATCGAATTGGTTTTGCGTGAGCTGCGCGGTGATCGGAACATAAGCCGGATTATTGACGTATGCCTCATACTTGGCCAAGTCCTTAACAAGCATAGCGTCCGCCTCGGCTTGCGTGATGGTCATGCCTTGTTTAACGTCGGGGCCGTAATGGCCCCAGCCGATCGTCCAATAAGTTTCCGCCGCTACCGGCTTATAAGCGGTTAGGCGGCAGCCCTCGAATGACTTTATCAAGGTTATGCCGGCTTGAGAGATTTTACGCGCCATTAGACTTGTCCTCCGTAGCCTCCGGGAGGCCTGCAAGGCTTGTCAGGTAGCTCAGAATCGCCGCCAACAATGCAGAAGCACCAACCACGCGCCAATCAACTGCGCTGAATACCGTAGCCGCACCGATTGCACCGATTGCTGTCTGAGCCGCCGTCTTAACGGCACGGACTGTTGCTGCCTTGAACCATTTGATTGTCATTTATTTCGCCTCCAATTTGTCGATCCGCTTGTGCGCGGATTTTAAAGATTCGTCCATCCGGATGACTGACTCGCTCAACGACTCGTACCTTTGCCCTTGAACCTTGATGTCGACACGCAAATCTTCAATTCCTCTCTTGATGTAAACAATGTCAGCAGAAAGATTAGCGTCTTTCGTTGCATCTGCTACCGTGTCCTGGCGGACCGTTCTCGATTTACCTTGCCACCCCAAAATAATTCCACTAAGTGCTGCTAATACCGATACAATTGCAACGATCTGCGTGTTCAACTGAACACCCCCTCAACTGGTATATAGAAAAGAGGCCGAGCCATTGGCCCGACCTCAGATTCTCTAGTAACTATTCTTCGCTGTCCGATAGTCCCTCGTCTCGGAGCTTAGTTTGATACGGTTCAGGGACGGCCGAGAGCTGGATAAGGCCAGCAGCTACCCAGGTGCGGTAAAAGTTAAGCATTCTTGATCGCCTCCAATTCTGTTCTTAGGTCATTTACCTGAGCCTGTTGATCTTGGATCATCTGTAGCAGCTCTGCGTTCGCATCACCGAGAGCATTGACGAACGTCAGCAGCATTGCGAGTGCGTTGCCGTAGTCGTCGATGACGGGTAGCGGCTCGATCTCGTCGAGCTCCTTGGCCGGTATGCCCTGCATGATCAACCATTCTCTCATTGCCTCCAAGTCTGTCGGCATAACGATCAACCTCCCAGCGCCTTAAGGCGTTTATAGACTTCTGCCATCTGACGGGCGTTGATGCTCGCCATCGTAGTCACATCGGCCATGTCCTGCACCAGGCTATCAATGACCGTCTTGGGGTTGGTATTGTAATAGCCGGTCATGTCGACGACGTTGGTCGTCATCTGGTATCGGTCGAGGGCTTGGTAGGTGACGGTATATTCGGCGGTTGGGTCGTAATCGGCCGGAGATATGCTAGCTCGCTGATTTCCATATGCTTTATTATCAGTGCCGAAAGACCATTTCAAATCTAACTGACCATTTCGATAAATTGCGAAAATCCTAGAAGCCCGGTTCTTCAGTTGCGACCCGGAAGGGACGGCCGGATCAGATCCATCAAGCTGATTAATATAGTACCTACCGTAGCTCGAACTGTAGACGATATTCGCCTTTTCTCTTAGAATTACCCCGGACAGAACCTCAAGCTGATTACCCCCACTATGCAGGCCAAGCGAGCCCTCCGGAATTACCGTCTCCGTCACTGGCGTAGCCAACTGATAGGACAACCGGTAATAATCATAGGCTCCGCTAGTGATGGCCGTGCTTGGTGTCGTCGGAACGGTCGTGACGGCTCCGGTGTTGCTAGTGGCGTTGATCGGCACCCAGGTCTTCGTTCCAGAGCCGTTGTAGGCCGTGCCGAATGTTCCGTTGTTCATTTTCCAGCCGTAAAAATATGCCTTAATCTCTGCTGCGGACGGAGTGTAGCTCTCCCCCCAACCGGAATCTGAATCAGCGATCGTCAGCGCGAGATTTAGCGAATCAAGTTTTGCTTTGTCAGCACTTTGCCCAATAACGGACACGCTATCCAAAATCGTTCCGAGGATTTTTCCGTCATACTTCGTAGCGATTTGGGTATTTATTTTTGCACCAGTCAGACTTGTATTGACTGCTTTATAGCCAGTATCGTCGGCAAGATATGCCCACGTTAACGAACCATCTAACGCTACATCTGTCTTCCACCGCCGCAACACCGTCCCCAACCTCGAATCAAAACTATCCCTTACGCTGCCGTCGCTGTTGGATGCTAGAGTTACCGGGATATAGGCGTAATCGTTGTTTTGCGGTTCGAAGGCCGTTGCGATGCTGCCGAGTTCGAATTGCGGATTGGAGAAAGTGACATTTCCACTCAGTACGCCATTATCGACCAAGAATCTGCATTGCTTGGCATTAGATGGTGAAGTTACTGATTGTCCGCTACTTAATGCAGCAGTAAAACTAATAGATGAACCAGCCGCGTCCAACCATTGTAAAACAATTCTTGCGCCACTTGTCATAGTACATTGAACGGTATAAGCAGTGTTCGGAATAACATCAACAGTAGAGTAACTTTGCTGAAAATTTGCCGTTGCATTAAGCGTGAGCTTATACGGCTCCGTCACAACTGCATTAGCATGCATCACCCATTCCGTAAAAGGCGGAAGCAGATTCTTCCCCGGCAACCTGATCCCCGGATTGGTCAGGTGCTTCACGCTGTCAACGTAGGGGATAAAGTCGTCAATGCTCGGCGTCGATGTGGCCGTGTACGTCGTGCCGATCGCGTTGTAGTCGGCTACGGAGAGCTCGTAGAGACGTATGCTGTCGAAGTAGGCAGTCCACGTCATTACAGAGCCGGACCCAATCGTTAGTCGGAATCCTGTGCCTAAAATGGTGTGAGAGGTTGGTATTTTTACATAGATATATTGCCATGAGCCAATTGTTGCAGAGTTTGCGTTTGCTGCATATCTATCAGTTCCGTCAATATCCTGAAGCCTTAAACCAATTGTTCCACTTGTCCATGATTCAACATACACCCACGCGCCTAAAATGTACTGCTTTGTCGTGTCCAAAGTGTAAGAAAAGTTTTTATTTGCAAATCCACCTGCTCCGGCGTTTGTAACTTTAAATGAAGTTGTCCCGCTTTTTACTTGTGTTGTGGATGTTGCAACTGTCCCGCCAGTAGTCCATCCCGTTAAACTCTCGCAATTCCCTTCCTTGCCGAGGATGTTCGCCAACGTCCGCCCATTGATCACATAATCAAGCGGAGAGGCTTGGTCCGTTAGGACGTAATTCCATCCGTACTTCATGGCTACCGCCTGAGTCGCCGCGGCGATCAAGCGTTTTTGGATATCCCGCGTGACGTCCCCTGCGGCCGTGATCGGAGCAAACGGCACATAGCCCGGAGTAAGGTTCCGAATATCGACCAGTTCGGCATCCTTAGTCGGAGACGTTCCCGTGATTATAGTATTGACCTTGGCCAGCAGCTCGACGAACAACGCATGGACGTTCGTCGACGATAATCCCGGAACGGAGTCAGCGATCTGTTGCGCTGTATGAGCTACTGCGGCATTGATATGATCAGTGATCTTCGTCTGCAAGGAAGTCCCGGTAGACATTACCGAGTCCATGTCACCCTGCACCCGATCGAAACCGAGTGTGATGGTTTGATAGTCTTTGCTGATTGATTTGCTAGGTGTAAGGTTGCCGTAACGGTTAGGCAATGACATAACCTCCTTATTTAGTCCGAAAGCCGCCGAACCAATCCGGTAAAGGCCGGTAGATACGCCACCGCATGCCCGAGTGGAGACGGATGGTTAATGCCCATCGTGGAGAGCAAATCTCTTTCTGAATAAGCGGCATCGCTGCTGAGTGGATCGGCGTACATGATCACCAAATTTGCATAGACAACGCTGCTTTGATTGCTCCCCAGGCTTACTTTTCCGTTGCTCAACTTATGGTAGGAGATGACGTTGTCCATGATTTTTGTCCCGTTAAAGTAAACAGTGTGTCGAGAGCCGTTTACCTCAATCCGGATTGTCCGGTATTGGTTAAAGGGAATTGTCAGGCCCGTTACATTTTGAATCAGCGTTCCCGTGTCTCCGCGATAAAGGCCGATCGATCCAGCTCCGTTCGCCCCCGGTGTGACAAAGACGGACAGTTTGCCTAAATTGTCCGATCGGTAATCGATCCAAGCGGTGTCTGTCGAGTTTACTGGACGGATATCGACCTGGATGACCCCGTTGTAAAAGGTCCGTTCTCGAGTGACAAACCTCGGACTCGTGTTAATCGGCGTCAATACGCCTCCTGACAACGTAAATCCCGATTTATCCCCTGACCAAGCTGACGTATTGTAGCCCTGGAAGTTCGTCTCCCTCAGCACCGTTTGCCTCGTGACATCGTCATAACCATCGCGCAGGATTTCAAACAACCTTCCTGCATCAGCAACCGGAATCCCATTGTTCTTACCAAATTCGCGGAACGAGCGAGCTGCCGCCCGCGTCATGTTCTGGCTTTGTGAATATAGGGAGTGATCCTTTGTTGGGAGCATCGTCGGTACCAATACAAGGGATGGTGCCGGGTTCCACGTTCGTATACCTGTAAGCAGCGTTTGAAGGTTGTCAGCAATGATCTTGTCCGCATTTCCGGGATTATAGGCTGGGTCGTTCATCCCGAACGCATAGATAATAAGATCAGGCGCGAATGATTTTACCGCATCGTTCCAAGACTGCCCGACGACGCTCCACGGTCTGTAAAACCCTGATGCCGGATCTGGCGGTTCGGATGGCAGCCCTTTATAGTTAGGGTCTATGGTTTGAGTTGTATATCTCCCGCCTAACGAGTAATTAGCGGAAATTACGGTAATGCCCCGAAGCGCTGTCCTGATATTTTCGTCGAGCCGGTTCGCATAGACATCAGCCGTATTCAGGATGTCGGCGCCCTCCGTGATGGAGTCACCCCAATACATAATCTTGATCGTCCCGTTTTGGATTGCAGCAAGCGCTCTGGTCAACCCGCGTCTCTGGAAAAGGCTATCGATTTCAGACGTGGCGCGGCTGTACATGAGTTGAGAGTGTTCGGTTCTGGCTACTGGATTGATTTTATACTCTTCTCCGTTAACAAATAGAGTAGCGTTCTCTCCGACAAGCTGGACACTATTTAAATTTGCCAAGGTGTTGGCATTGTAGGTGCCTCGCGGGAAAAACACGATCCCCGAACCGCCTATGGCCACGTTTATCGCGTCTTGAATGTCGGCAGTCTCGTCGCTTCCGTCGCCGACAGCTCCGTAATCTGCAACATTTACCCCTGTTTTGGTGTCAAGGTCCGACTGCACTTGATCAAATCCCGTGTTGATCTCGTCAAACGAATCCATGATCAGTTCGTCGTTATCGAGATTACAATAGCGATTAGCCATCGGTTACTTCCTCCTTTAGCTTCTTCCTGTGGCTCTCGATTGCCGATGATAGATGCTTAAGGATCTCTTCTTCCCGCCCGGGATGATGCTGTAGGACAACGGCAATAACGTCGCAAATCTCATGCGCCGGATTAGCCGGGTCAATGGTAACTTGGATTAGAGGTGTGACGCGAGCCATGTGTTAATCGCTCCTTTAGCAAATAAAAGAGCCCGCCATAGGTGGACTCTTGAATGAGTATAATATCTATAATTGTTTTTTTAGATTCTCTATTTTCTCCATGATAGCCTTACCCTCTGCTTCAAGATCGTTGTATTTCTTGGTGTCCTCTTCGGACAATGGGACGTTAACTTGTTTCATCTTGATTGACATCATTTGGCTGATAATATCAGATTGTTTTGTTTCAAGTTGTTTAATTTGTGCTTTAATGCCCTCTGTCGTATCCACGGGTGTTTCTGGAATTGGCGTTTCTGTTGGTGCCGAAGTAGTCACCGGTTCCACACTCCTTTCGGTGAGGATTACCATCTTATTCTGGAAGTCCGCGTTGTATCCAAAGGTATCAGCAGCCACACGAAGCGGAACGTATGTCGTCCCATCTACTGCGATGGATTTTGTCGATAACGTTTCACCTGCTGGGTTGGCGATTTTAATCACTTTTACAGAATATTCGCCCTGAATAACTTTTCCTACTATGCTCGTTTCGTCCGCGAAAGCCGTAACAGAGAACATTAAAGCAGCAGTAACTAGCCCACCAATGATGTACTTTCTCATGATTCGACCTCTTTCCCTAATTTTTCCTCAGTATATCACAATTAGGCAGATTCGAGAGCAGAAACACGAGAGTTCAAACTATTTATTTGCGACTGTAGGCTGCTTAATGTAGAGTTGATTGGTACTCCGTTCGCGTAAATTGCATTACCGGTCAAAGATATGTCGCCTCCTGTAGATCCTACAGCAACGTTTCCAGAACCTCTTAAACTTGCCGTCCCACCAGTTGCCGACAAGAGTAAATCTTTATCAGATTGTAAAGTTAGTGTTGCTAATAAAGTACCAAGTTGCCCTGATACAATACTATCTGAAATACTTATTACTGGCGATCCGATAAACGGGACTATTTTAACAAACTGTGATTCCGAAGAATACGCCGCAAGTAAATTCCCTTCTACGTCCATCTCTGTACGCGGGAACGAAGCAGAAGTACGTACAAGAGATCCTGTAATCGTACCACCATTAACCTCGCTCCCTGTAATCGTTCCACCTTCGATCGTTCCGCCGATGACCGTTCCACCAATGATTTCTGATGCTTCAAGCGTCCCGGTAAATTTGTACCTTCGGCTCCAAATATCGAACCAGATCGCCCTCTGTCCATCTGCCCAAAATGACATTTCGTCACTATTCAGGATGACTTTGCTCGCGTGGTCCTCTCGCTCAATGGTAAGCCCTTCTGTGCGCGTCAGTGTCGCCCCATAATAGGACTTGCCCTCTTTTACTGCCGTCTTGTTCAGCGCCTGCACCGCGGCCGTCAAGGTGCCGT